GCGCGCCGTCGAGGTGGCCGAGGAAGCGGACTTGAGGATTCGCGCACCGCAGTCTTTCTTGAAACAGCTCGCGCAAGGAAATCGGGACCCACGGCTGCCCGCGGAGGGAACGTGCTTGACCCGCCAGTTCCAAGGCCGGACCGTGTCTGTGGAAGTGCTGGAGAAGGGATTTCGATATCAGGAGCAAGTCTATCGGTCGCTGAGCGCGGTGGCGCGCCAGGTGACCGGGGTGCAATGGAATGGATTCGCCTTTTTTGATTTGCCGGTGAACGTGGGGCGACGAAATGGATCGTGAACGCAGGCGTTCGGGGGCGGGGGAGCAACAGCAGTCGCAGACAGCTTTTCGATGCGCGATTTACACCCGAAAATCGACGGAAGAAGGACTTGCGCAGGAGTTCAATACGCTGGAAGCACAGCGAGAATCAGCCGAGGCTTACGTTCAGAGCCAGATTCATACGGGATGGACGGCGCTTTTCGAGCGGTACGACGATGGAGGATTTACCGGCGCTAACCTGGAACGACCGGCCTTGCGAAGGTTGCTCGTCGACATCGAAGCTGGTCGCATCGATTGCGTGCTGGTATATAAGGTAGACCGGCTCAGCCGATCGCTGCTTGACTTCGCGCGCCTGATGGAAATCTTCGAGCGGCATAAGGTAAGCCTGGTGTCGGTCACGCAGCCGCTCAACACCACCAGTTCCCTTGGCCGGCTGACGCTCAACATCCTGCTTTCTTTCGCGGAATTCGAGCGCACCATGATTGCGGATCGCACCAGGGACAAGATGGGGGCGGCGCGCCGAAAGGGTAAATGGCTCGGCGGCATGCCCGTACTCGGTTACGATATCGCAGAAGCCGGAGGCCGACTGGTCGTGAATCCGGAAGAAGCCGATCGCGTGAAATCGATCTTCGCGTTATATCTGCAACATCCATCTGTAGCGTCGGCTCTGGCCGAGATGCAGAGGTGGAAGTGGACGACCAAGCGGTGGCGAACTCGCGACGGCAAGGAGCACGAAGGACGGCCATTCACGAAAGCAATCTTGCGTCGGCTGCTGAAGAACATCCTTTATATAGGGAAGGTATCCCATCAGGATGTGGTTTATGCGGGCGAGCAGGCGCCGATCATCGACGACGCTGTGTGGAATCTGGTCCGGGAGAAGCTTGCGCACGAGCGCTCTGCTGCGTCCGCCACTGCGGCTACGAAGGCGAGCGGGATTGCCCTGCGGCGTTCCACAGCAACTGCCGCCGAGCGCGTCGAACAGGTGCCACGGATTACACGGCTGCTGGCATTGGCTCTCAAGTTCGAGGACCTGATTCGTTCCGGAACGGTGACCAACTATGCCGCGGTAGCGCAAGTGGCGCGAGTCTCGCGTTCGCGCGTAACTCAGATGACCGGTCTGCTGAATCTCGCCCCCGATATTCAGGAGGAAATCCTGTTCCTGCCAGCGGCCGAGGCGCGGCAACTTCGAATCTCGGAGCCATCGCTGCGGAGGCTGACGGCGACGCTGCTCTGGAACCAACAACGCGAGCAGTGGAGAAGTATGCGCCGTCCGGATCGGTAATTAGGTCGAGCCGCGCTCCATTCCTAGCCACGCCGCGGAACGGCGGCGTCACTTTCTCTACCACGGTGATTTCAGCATTTGCACGGTAGTTCCACCCCCCTTGTTTGTTTTTCTTAGCCTTTCGACTTCTATGGTGAGCCTGGAAAAGTTTGCCGCGGCATCGGTCCTCGCGTTTGTCGAGACCGGTGCGTTCGGCATGTTCAGGCGCAACGAAAGAAAGAGGTCATATGAAAAACAAATTTGGTCTGACGCCGGTCGGCCTTGAACCCGACATCGGAAACATCTTCATTATTGGTCGCAGTGGCGGACGCTCCACGGATGTGGCTTCGGTTGAGATGGCGCGAGCGCATGGGAAAAAGAGGGATGAAATGGCAGAATATTTGACATGGCTAACGGGAACCCCCTGGCACCAGCAGCGCGTCAAGATAGCGTGGGCAGCCCTCAGAAAGAATAAAGGGAAGCTACGCGCTTCTGCCGTGCCGGCTGAACCGTGGAAGTCACGTTCGAACAAGGGCAATACCTACCGGCAGAAAGTCTCCATGGAACAGAAATGGACTACGAAGTGGATTTATGTTCATCCCCTTCAGGGCCGCGCTCTGGAGATCGACCGCGAGGTGATGTTTCACGAGAGGTACAACTAACCGGGAGTACCGGCGTGCCCGCGAAATACGATAGCGCACTCATCTTAACGGGCACGCCCCCAAAGGGCGTGCCTCCAGCAGCAACGATAAACTCCCAGGCCATCGCTGTCTGCGAAAATGGCTCGGCCAAGGCGCGAGGCGCTGTCGCAGGCGAATAGCACCAGATCGGGTTTTTCCAGTTGTCACCGGCCTGGCGGCGCCCACCACTAGCGAGAATCCAGGTCCAAATTAAAATATTTCTCGCTCGTTATCAATAGCTTAGCTGATCATCATGTCCCCGTTCGGTTGATTTCAAGACACTACTAATAGGACGACCTCCTCATTTGGAGATCCAGTTCGATAGGGGCGCCTGGTCGGACTCCTGGCTGTCTGGTTGTCCACCGAATCGGATGGGGGCGCCAACCTCGAAGCATGTAAGAATCGTCTTAGCCTAAATATATATTTCTCCCACTGTATCAACAGCTTAGTGATAATCATGTCCCCGAGAGGTCGATTTCAGCACACTCCAAATAGGACGTCTTAATCGCCACTGCCCGCCAGCTTGTTTGCTCAGTTGTGCTCCTCGAAGTAGACGTGAACGCAAGCATGGTCCCGCTCTGAGCGCGATTGAGGTTTGTCGAGACGCAGCGGCCGATGTATCCGGCTATTCGACATGCGATCCCGCAAGGGGGGTCGATGCGCAGCGCATGCTGGATCGCCGATTCACGAGCGATTGAATGCCTGGCATGGTCCGCCTTGTCTGTTCCGTCGCCTCCTCGATTAAGTAGACATGAAGACAATGACGGCGCGCGCAAGTGCTCCTGGTTTGCCGCGAGAGGCGGCGACAGAGTATCCGGCTATCGACCATGCGATCGGTGGGTCGAAGCCCAGACGCGTGGTGGATCGCCATTCACGAGCGATCTTGAATGCCTGGCTTGGGACCACCTTGTTTGTTCCGTGGCCTCCTCGATTAAGTAGACGTGAGCATTACTGATGGATCTCTCGTGGGTATCGACGGTAATTGGTCGGCACGCGACTGCGATGGCCGGTGTATCCGGCGAGCGGTCGTGCGGTTCCATAAGGGGTCGATCCAACAGCAAATAACCAAAAAGGAGTTCGAACATGTTTAACGACAGGATGCACTTTCAAGTGCTCGATAATTTTGCCGCCCTCTCTGGGGAGGGTCACGAGGAAGAGTGGAAACAAGTGATAGCGCTCTTGAACCTGCCGGAAGATCATCTAGCGTCGGTGAAGTTGATCTGGGCTAACGGGAGTTGGCGGAATGCGAACGATCCGCTCCGTTATATCCGTTCCGCAGCCCGCACCCATTATCGCAACCTGAATAGGCTCCAGCGGCCTCTAGCGCGGGAGCGCTGTATCGCCAATCTGAAGCTAAAACGCAACAAAGACGTCGCCTTCATGGAGCACGACGACTTAATCGACAAGTTGAATAAGGTGCCGATGGACTCGGAGTCAATCGAGCAATACGCGATGCGTAAGGTTCAACGTAAGTTCTTGATCGCGGATTCGCCTCATGAAGACGCGGAATGCACAATCGATTACTCCAAGCTGATCGACGAAGTGGCCTCGGGCTTGGGCTTGAGCAAGACGCGCCGGGGCTGGATGGTGAAAGTTCTGGTTCTACGCGCAACGGCTAACGTCAGCCGCACGCGGATGCTCAGCTATCCGGATGTAGCAGCGCGTAAGCATCTCCAGGCAGCTTGGAGGTGGCTGGACCGGCACAAAGGCCTCGTGGCGAAAGTGTTGTCAGGCCCAGAGCCCACAGGCGAGCATTCGAACTAACTTTTCTCGCAAATTCATGACCTCTATTGACAGCGTCGGTAAGACATCGACGCGAAGGAAAACAAATGAAAATTGAAATACGGTTGATGGAGGAGATCACTCCTTACTCCAAAAACCCCAGACAGATTTCGCAGAAGGCCATCGACAAGGTGGCTTTATCTATAACAGAGTTTGGACCCCGCCAGCCGATCGTTGTCGATCAGGCCGGCGTCATTATAGTTGGAACCGTCCGCTATCTGGCATCGAAGAAGCTCGGCCTGGACCGCTTCCCGGTTCATATCGCTGAGGGCTTGACGCCGGCGCAGGTCCGGGCCTATCGCATTATGGACAACCGCAGCCATCAGGAAACCGACTGGGATCCGGAGCTGCTGAAGCTTGAAATTACCGAACTCGACGCACTCTCGTTCGATCTTAAGTTCACCGGCTTTGAGCCGCGCGAGATAGACGAGTTCTTGATCAGTACAGTGGATGATATCGGGGAGAATCAATCGCCCGATCCTCCCACCAAGCCCGTCTCGCGCATTGGCGATTTGTGGCGCTGCGGCCCGCACCGTGTGCTCGATGGGGACGCGACCAATCCGGAACACGTGACCCGTGTTCTGGGAGATTTGCGGCCGCTGCTCATGACCGTGGATGCTCCGTACGGGGTGTCGCTTGACCCCCTCTGGCGGCAGGAGGCGGGACTCGGCACGCCAGTCCAAACGGGCAAGATCGCCAATGATGACCGCATCGATTGGAGCGCTGCCTACATTCTGTTTCCGGGCGATGTCGCGTACATATGGCATGCTGGCATCCATTCGGGACCGGTAGCAGCCGGAATTCAGAACATTGATTTCGATATTCGCGCACAGATAATTTGGACGAAACCGCATTTCGTTTTGAGCCGCGGTGCTTACCACTGGGCCCACGAGCCCGCGTTTTTCTGCGTCCGCAAAGGTGCTCGCTCGCACTGGCGCGGCGACCGCACGCAGTCGACAGTGTGGCCCGTCGCGACATTGAATCCGTTCGGCGGCAAGAATCAGGAAGAGACCGCTACCGGCCACGGATCGCAAAAGCCGATCGAGCTTTTCCGCCGCCCCATTTTAAATCACACCAACCGTGGCGAGGCCGTCTATGATCCGTTTTTGGGATCGGGCACCACGCTTATCGCTGCGGAATTAACGGAGCGCATCTGTTGCGGCCTCGAGATCGATGACCGTTATGTCGACGTGATCGTGTGCCGGTGGCAGCAGCTCACCGGCAGGCAGGCGACGCTCGACGGCGACGGCCGGGGCTTCGATGAGATCAAGGCCGAACGGCTCGGGTAGTTCAGATCAGACATTCATCCGGGTACTCGGGCCTTCGGCTTCGAGTACCCCAAATTTCAAATTTCATTTGCTTTAGGAGCAATCATGGCAAGACCAAAATTCATACCCACGGAAGAGCAGAAACGCACCGTGAAATCAATGGCCGCGTACGGCATCAAGGAGGAAGGCATCGCTCGCGTGCTGCTGTTTCGTTCTCCAAAAACGCTCAGAAAACATTTTCGCGAGGAGTTAAGTCTCGGCGAAATCGAAGCGGTGGCCCAAGTGGCCCAGACCCATTATCAGATGGCGAGGTCCGGTAAGTATCCGGCTTCGACCATGAACTTTCTGGAAAAGCGGCGGCGCTGGCTGGTGGATCCCACCGAAGCCGGTCCGGTGGCAGCTCCGGAGTTTGTAGTCATGGAAAAGGAGGCGGCATGAAGATCACACTCCACCCGCCACAATGGAAGGTCTTTCGTTCGACCGAGCGCTTTCGTGTGCTGGTCGCCGGACGCCGTTTCGGCAAGACCTATTTGGCTTTGACGGAACTGTGCCGCGGAGCGGCGGGCAAAGGCCGACTGGCCTACTATGTCGCACCCACTTGCAAGATGGCGAAATCGATTTCATGGAAACCTCTCAAGGAAATGACCCGGTCTATTTGGGCCTCGAGGCCCAATGAGACCGATCTGCGAATCGAGATCAAAGGTGGCGGCACCATCTGTTTGCGGGGAGCCGATCACTACGATTCGCTGCGCGGACATGGACTAGATTTTCTGGTGATGGATGAATACGCCTCGATCGCTCCCGAGGCCTGGACCGAGGTATTGCGCCCCGCATTGGCCGACAAGCTCGGCCGGGCGCTGTTCATCGGCACGCCGCAGGGCCGTAACCATTTTCACGATCTCGTCGACCGTGCCGCGACCCTGCCGGACTGGAAGGCATTCCAGTACACCACGGCCCAGGGCGGCAATGTAACGCCTGCCGAATTGGAGAGCGCGGCAACCGAGCTCGATGAAAAAGTGTATCGCCAGGAATTCCTGGGCTCGTTTGAAAACCTGGGGGTCGGCCGCGCCTATTACGCGTTTGACCGTGAGCACAACGTTCGCAATGTTGGGTTCAGTCCCCGCGTCGAGCTGTGCTGGGCGATCGACTTCAACGTCAGTCCGTTCTGCTCGGTATTAGCGCAGGTTTGGAACGGCATGGTGTATGTTCTAGAGGAAATGATCCTGCCGGATTCGAATACCCCGGCGGCATGCGAGGAGTTCCTGAGCCGGACCCAGAAGTGGGTCGGCGGCTGCCCGCTGCCTATCAGGGTCTATGGTGACGCCACCGGCGAGCAGCACAGAACCTCTGCCTCGCGCACGGATTGGCAGATCGTGAAGGAGTTTTTCGGCCGCTATAAAGATCGCTATCAAGCCAGCTTTCACCTGCCCAACTCGAATCCGTCGGTGAAGGACCGCATCAACTGCGTGAACGCGAAGCTGCGAAACCACGCGGGGCAGAACCTGCTGTTGATTAACGCGAGCTGTAAACATCTCATCAAAGATTTCGAGCAAGTCAGTTGGAAGAGTGATCCGCACGGCAATTCGCTGGCGGGATTGGATAAATCGGACTCCATGAGGACTCATGTCAGCGACGCGGTGGGCTATCTGATCGCCCATGAATTTCCGATGCGGCCGATGCGCGGTGAGATGCCCGGACGTATGATCGCCTGATCTTCTACAGGAAAGGGGCGAGTGGCCTCGCCCCAGCCTGGCGGAGCCTGACCGGAGGTATAGTCGTGTCCGAACGCGACCGCAGAACATCTCTTCGAAACTACACCATGAAAAAAACTAAAAATAAGATACTGCCCTTTCCCCCATCCAAACAACAACCGGCTGCCCAAAGCATCACCTGCCAGATCGGCAGCAGGCGGTTCGTCATTCACTACGAGGTCGAAGATCTGCCACCGCTGGCGCCGCTGATCCACTTGAAGTCGCCGCCCCGGAAAGGGAAGCAAATCAAGTGACCGAGCAGCTACCGGGTAGCATTCGGGTCTAACGCGCTCTGTATGACCGCCCTGCTTTTTTTTGAGCGGCTTTCAAAGAAAGGACTTGCTATGCGTGAGCGAGCTGAGTGACCAATGTCACGAGCGCGGCGAACTGGCGCTCAAAAAAGGACACATCCAAAATGGCTACCTCGATTCCAGAAGAACAGACCGAAAAGACGGCGGCAAAGGCGAAAAAGAAGGCCGGTGTTGCGAAACCCCGCGCCCACGCCGCGCCGCCGAAGGCCAAGCCGGCCCGGAAGGCCGCTTCCGCCAAGAAACCGGCGACGGCGCGACACGGCAGCAAGACGGCCAAGATCCTCGACCTGCTGAGACGGCCCGGCGGCGTCACCTTAAAAGAGCTGATGAAAACTACGGACTGGCAGGCTCACAGTGTCCGCGGCTTCCTCAGCGGTACCGTTGTAAGGAGAATGGGGATTCCAGTTGAATCCTCTCTGAGCGCCGATAGCGAGCGCGTATACCGCGCCTCTAAATAACCGTTCGTATCAACGCCGCCGGGTCATCGTACCCGGCGGCGTTTTTTTTTGCTTATTCGACTTCGTTCGCAGAGATCGGGGCGAGTGCGGGTTGGCGAAGGGAAGATGACGGTTCGAGTTTCACCAGCATCACCAGATAGTACAACCGGTGCTTGCTCCAACCGCCCAGCCAACACACGCTCCAGTCGTCAAACCGGGAGCCGTGCTCCACCGGCGTGCGAAGGCGCAAGAATTTCGTTTCCATTCGCAATGTTGTTTTCCGCCACCCGCGCGGTAGACACATTCATCCCTCTGTGTGTGCGGAATTGCAAGGCAAACGGGAAGGCTTCCGCAGGGCTCTCACGTCGAGTCCCGACTTGCTCCCAACCCAAACGGAGAGGGGTTCCTCGTACAGGCTGGTGCGACTTGACTTCGCCCGAGTGCAGGAGCGGTCATGTGGTGTGGCAAAACCCAAGAGACAAAAATCCCCGAAACCGATGCATGCCTTTCCCCAAAATGCTGCGCAAGTACTGGTCTACGATGCTCTCGCCGCGCTCAATCGGGACTTCCAACAGGTGCTTTCTGATCTGGAGCGCCTCGAAGGACTACGCTTATTCCCGCGCCGCTGGCAGCGCAACTTTCTGAAAGCCTGGCGGGCAAGCCTGGAGGAGACTCGGGCCTGGGTCAGCTTCGAGGTGGTCGAAATCCTCCACCAAAGAGAGGAACGAGAATGGGCTCGGTTCGGCCAGATCCGCCAGCGCTTAGAGAAAACATCCGAATCCCCCGCCGACGTGGTGCCCCCTGCCAAAGCAAGCATGCGGAAATCCCAGCGCCGAAAGTGACGCGATTCGATTTATCCTGACCCCGCCATCTGAAAATAGCTGGCTTTGAATCCCGTAGCTTTCAGGCGTAGAGTCGAGGAAGGGCGCTGGACCGGGACCTACTGGCAGCCGGTGGTTTCCCTTCCCCGCTCATCAAACCGGACAGGCCCATTTCGAGCATCCGGCTTTCCGACAGATTTCACCGCAAGC